CAGTGCCAATCCAGGCAGTTTCGCTGGCATGTATGGTATACTTTGCTAACTCAATCTTGCTAGTAGTCCAGGCCATGTTTTGTGGGCCAGAATTCACTGTTTCTGCTAGGCCGTACCACGCAGGATCTGGCCCACGATGCACACGCACCACAACACCACCAGCACGTTTGATAGCATCAATTTCGTTGGGAAATCTGCAGTCTGATATGACCACATCGTCGGTGGTTTTACGCAGTTTGTTTTCCAAACTGGCTATCCAGGTGTCGTCATGAAATCCTCGACGCACCACTTCGGTGCCCCAGTATTGTAACACCCATCTTGGAGTCAAATCAGGCATGCCCAAGCGAGTTGCCCACCATGGATCCACTTGCTCACGCCAGGCCCTGCTGTGTTTGGTCCGCCCTTCCAACAGTTCACGATCCCATCCAAACACTGCACTCACAGCGTCTTTGAGTGTGTTGGCAAAACTTTCTCTGCGGAATTGATGTATGTTTACCAGATAGTCTGCTATGGTGTCTTTGCCTGCTCCTATGAGTCCGCATACTCCAATGATCATTTGATTTCCTTTACGTTTAAGTGCCGTAACGTGGCCTGCAACATGTCAATCTGTCTACGACAATCTTCCAGCGCATGATGGCTGGTAGGCGGCTTGGGTAGTTCAGGCCATAAACTGTAGATGGTTCTGGCATCACGCACATTGTAAAACTGCCAAGGTAGGCTTTTGCCGTAGCTCTTGTAGGCATGCTCTAGGATGTTCATGTCATAAGTGGGTCCATTGGCCCAGATAAACTTGTGTTGCCAGGCCAATTTATACAGGCTATCAAGTGCTTGATCAAGGTCTACACGACCTTCTTCCATGAATGCCTCGGTTTGTGCTTCGGGTTGAGTGGCCCACCAGTCTATGGTGTCTTGTTGTATGGTACGATTGGGCTGGCTTTCCAGAGTGATTCTAGCATAGTAGCAACGATCATAATGACCTGTACCAAACAGATCAAAGCTCTGTGCGGCTATGGTCAGTATGGTAGCATCCGGACCGGTGCCTAGACCTTCTATGTCAATCATCAGTGAACTCATGCTACAGTATAGCATGAATTTAGAATTAAATCTAGTAAGTATTAACCGATTACAAAAGTAATGGGCTGGCTGCCGTCTACGTAGTTTTTGAGTTGCTCAATTTGAACATCCATCTGAGTTTGAGCTTCAGCTTTCATGGCTGCGCCATTGAGTGTGCCACCGCCTTGTGGACCAGCTATGGTGCCAAACTTTTCCCTTGCTTCGCCGATGATGTACTTGCAATTGGCCACCATGTAGTCACGTATCCATTGACTGATTTGGAAATCCTGTAGCAGATTCACTTCAGGTTTCAAATTGTAACACCAAAGCAGGACATTCTCTCCAGTGCCTTTGGGGTCGCGGATCAGTTGCAGTTTCTTTGTGACCGGGTTCCAGGTATAGTTCATGTAGGCGCCAAACATACGACCAGCCAGTTCCACATATTGACTGTAGAAATCATACGTGGCAAGACCGCCGGCCACGTTGAAGTTCATCAAATACACGTTCATACTAGCCTGGCTGAATGGATCAAAATTTGACGCAAATGGTCCTGTGCTATCACCAAAGGTCCTGCGAAAAATCTGACGCACTGTGATCACTTCCTGCGGCAAGGTATAGATGTTTACGTCTCTGACCAACTCCATGAAGATGTAGCTTTCTTCATATGCATTTTGTGCCCGCTGGCGATAGGTTCCTATGGTTTTTTGGTAGGCAGCCTCGTAGTGCTCGGCATCCAGTTCAATGTCAACAATCTGACTGCCCAGTTGTAACTGGACATAATCAATCAGCGTTTGTTTGAGGGTCTGTAGTGTTGATTCTGCTTGTGCCATGGGAACTCCGTGTTCCCTGTATTTACCAGGCTTTCAGTATGATCAGATTCTCGTTGCCACGCCCGTTGAACTTGGTTTCCGTGGCCTTGGTGTCTTTAAACACCTTGCGAGCCGCGGGTTTACCACCTGCCAACAGCTCTTTGAGCTGTTCTGCTGGACGGCGTAGAGTTTTTTGTAGTGTAGTCACGGTGTCAAACCCTACAACGGCCGATCCTTTGACACTGAATGTACCAATATGAACATCTGCCATAACATGGATCAACTTGCGTTTTTTGGTGTCATACAACCAGGCTTCGCTGGCACCCACTAGCTGTGCTGGTGCAATACTAGTCAATTTGAGCTCAGCAAATTCTTTAAGATATTTGAACTTGGCACTGAGTCGTTCTGGGCTGACCGCTTTCTTAGCTCTGGGCTTGCGTTCTACCTTCTTGATCTGCACGTAGTTTCCACAGTCGGCGATCACCTGTTCAATGAACTTGACACACTGTTTGATCTGATTCTTGTTGAGATGTGCATAGCCTTCCACAAGGTCAGCGTCCTCACCGACTAAGACTTCTTCAAACTCGGCCAGTTTAAGTTTCCACACATCAGCAATGATGCCTACCATGTTGGGGCTAATGTTCATGCCACGTATCTGTGCAATAGGTTTCCAGTCTGCGCTCATTTTGGCTCCAGACTGGACGAAGTCGTCAAACATGCCTTCCAACTCGCCGGCACATTCACTAACTTTCTCACGCAGGTGATCTTGTATGGTAAGTTTTGCCACAGCAACTTCGGCTTCGTCAATGACCTTTTTAACTTCCTGTTTGATTTTCAGCATCGTGGCAATCTGTTCGTCAATGATACACTGTTCATGCTCGTTGAGCGTCAGTCCCATCAGGGTCATCCTGCATACCCAGGCCGGTGTGAGTCGGATCTGGCTGTCAGGAATGCCACGCATGAGTTTGGCATCTTTGCTTCGGTGATTGACATCCAGGTATTGGCACAGCATGTCCTTGGCATCTCGTTTGCCATAGTGATAGTTGTACCAGGCAAAGGCTTTGCTGAATGCACTGATGCGAGTTTCTTCAGTGGGTTGGAATTTCCAGTCAGGCTCGTGCCCAATATATTTGGTTTCGGCACCTTTGGGATTCAAAGGCTTGATCACAGTTGCGGCTCGTGCGTTCATGGGCTCTCCTAAGTGTAAAGTATTATTATAGCACCAGAGCCATTTTTGGTCAACCGTTTAGCAAGGCCGCAAATGTCAGGTGTTGTTCCAGATTGACGATCAGATCCGTGGCCTTTTTCACCAATTCCTTGTAGCGTGCAGTTTCTTTGTGCAACCTACGGCATTCCACACTTTCCATGTCTGCGGCCACCATGGCTGCATCTACAGTTTTAACCATTTTTAACAAGTCCTGGCGGGCAACTTTGTTTTTGATTGTGGCTATTTGGCGTTCTGCACGATCTACCCGTTGATATAACTCATCCATGCATGTAATTATACTGGCTTTGTAGTTGTTGGTCAAATCAGCCCATAAATATACTACTATGCCACGCCTGAGTCTATACCGTCCCAATCGTACCAGCGATTATCAATACATTGATCGCAACATCAGTGAGATGTACACTGTGGGTGGCCTTGACATTTATATACACAAATATCTGGGTCCAAAAACTGGTGATCCTGGCGATGCTGACATAACCATACCTGTGCGGGAAGAACTGAATCCCCTGTTTATCGAAGACCTGTTGTTGTTGGAAAATCGTGATAGAGCCTATGATCCTGACATCTATGTTATGCGTGGTGTGTACCGTGTACAGGACATTGACTTTGATCTCACACAATTTGGTCTGTTCTTGAACAACGACACCCTGTTTATCACATTCCACTACAACAACATGATTGACACATTTGGTCGCAAGCTCATGAGTGGTGATGTGTTGGAGTTTCCCAACCTAAGAGATTACAATCCCTTAAATTCAGAAATACCTTTGCCTTTGCCCAGATACTACGTGATACAGGATGCAGCGTTTGCCAGCGAAGGATTCAGTCAAACCTGGTTGCCACACTTGTGGCGTGTGAAAGCCACACCCCTGGTCAACGCACAAGAGTACCAGGACATAATGAAACAGCCGTTTGTGACCAATCAGATCTGGGATCCAGGCAATTTTTATCCCAATCTCAGTGTGGTCAACAACGGCGACCAATACTATCGTGCCAACGGCAATGTGCCAGTGGGCACTGCCATTGACGCTGTAAATCCCAGCACTGGTCAACCTTACTGGACCTTGATTGCCAATCCCAACACCGTGGGTGATAGTGCCAGCACTAGAAACAAAGATCTAGCCCTGAACAATGCCATATTAGCACAGGCCGACGTAGAACTGCCACTGAGTGGTTATGACATCACTAAATTTTATATTCTACCAACTTTCCCTGATGGCCAGCCGGCTGCCACCGACACCGGAGTCAACACAGACAGCACCGTGGTGAGCACTGCCAGCGGCCAGGCTGCATTAGAGACTACACCTAGAAGTTTTGGTTACACCATGGGCTATCTCAGCAACAGCGTGGATCCTACCACAGGTCGAATATTGCCACCCAATGGCTTACCAGTGACTCCGGGCGTGAGTTTTCCTACAAATCCGGTAGTGGGCGATTATGCCCTGCGCCTGGACTATTTCCCCAATCGCCTGTTTCGTTACGATGGTGCTAGATGGGTCAAAATTCAAGACGCTGTGCGCACCGGCCTGGATTTTGAAGCCGATGCCAAGACCCAGCGTGCCAGTTTTGTAAACAACACCGATCAGGTATTGACCAATGATCGTGGTACCATACCCAGTCGGCAAAGTCTCAGTGAAATACTCAAACCACAAGCCGACAACGGAGGATAAACATGCCAGCACTGACTCCTATATTTTTTTACGACGAACAGATACGCAGATTCCTA